AGTGAAGGCTACGATGTTAGCCCAATTGAGAAAGTAAAAGAACACTTCGGTTGTGGTTATGGTGAAGAACCAACTGACGTTCAATACAAAAAAATTATGGATGAACAAAATGAGTAGTCCAAAGTTCAAGAACATCCCGATAGAAATGCTATTTGACCGTAAGGGTAAGCCAGTGTGTAAAACAAAGAAAAGTACTTGCATTTTCTTAGCTGTAAGACGATTTGGTACTGAGTACATTTGTAACTACAGGATGCAGGCGCAGTGGTTAGAGGTAGACAATTGGGTCAGACCACACGAAGATTGTATAATTCATACGAAGAGTCAAGAATGAACGAAATTAAAGAAGTTAGCGAAAACGATCTAACACAAGAAGAATTTGACGAAATGATGAACCAAGCAGGTATACTTGGATTTAAATTATTTGTACTTGGTTTACTGACACTTGGTATTTATCCAATTATCTACTGGTACACAGGTGAGCGAAGGAAAGACACATTAAATGAACGAAAGAAACAACATGAAGAACGAAAGTAAATACCTGAGTAAGTACCCCGAAGCAATGCTCTATAACGCAGTTAGAACACCAGATGGAACTATCCTGTGTAGTACCCACGGCTGGGACTACAGAGAGCACCTAGACGCTATTACAGGCGAGACGTACATGGTTGACAGTGGGAATTCTATGTACTACAGGAGGTCAATCAATGATGTACCTGCTGTTGATATGTCCGTTACTACCTACAGTCCATTCTCGCAACAGCGTAAGGTATTCACTTGGGGAACCTATGGTAAAGACGGGAAGGGTGAGCGTACAGAGATCGCTCTGTGCAATATGAGTACAGCGCACATTGAAGCAGTGCTCAGAACGCAAAGTAAAATAAAAGGTACTTACGTGGAAGAACTCATGATTAACGAGCTAGAATACAGGCTAGAGCGCGGTATTGTAATTAACGACAACGACTGATATGGCTAATTTATTCACGAGTGATTTGCACTTTCTACATAAGAATATCGTAAGTTTCACAAACAGAGGGAAAGATACTTCACAAGAGAATCACACCGAATGGTTGATTGAACTATGGAATAAGCAAGTAAAGAAAAGTGATAGTGTGTACATCCTTGGTGATGTTTGCTTTGGTACTAAATACGAACAATACACGGAAATCTTCAATGCATTGAATGGTGGAGTATTTATAATTAAGGGTAATCACGATAGAAGCAAAATGCTAAATTCTTTGAAGGAAGACAATCTAATTCAGAACTGGTACGAGTATAAGGAAATCAAGATCAAAGACAACAGTGTTTGCTTGTTTCACTATCCAATCAGTAGCTGGCACAAACAAGGTTATGGGTCTTGGATGCTGCACGGGCATTGTCATGGATCATTCAATCCAGAATTAGGTAAGATTTTGGATGTGGGGTTGGATTCTGCGTATAATCACTACAATGAACACAAATTCTTTACAGAGGATGACATTGAGAAGTTCATGAGCAGTCGTAAGGTACATATCAACGATCACCACAAAGATATGACTGTAGTAAATCAAACAGAAATTAAGGAGTAAATAATGGACGTAGTAAAATTCTATAATGGTATGCGAGATACAACCGATGGTCTACCTGAGTGGAATGCGTTGCATCCTCAGGAGCAGCAGATGATCGTACAGGCGTGTAACTTGCTGTTGGGTGTTATGTTCAATTATGGTGTTAAGGGTAAGGAGAAAGCTGAGTGATATACACACCTTCTAACGTACAGCAGAATTGTGAAATTATTTGTGAAGATACAAATGAAGAACTAAGGAATGTTTACGAAATAAATACAGATAGTAAAACTGTTAAGTGTTATAGTACACCTCTGGCTATTGATTATTCCACAGGTCAAACCAAGACTGAAGAGACATACTATAATGATATTACTGTTGAAATCAGTAATTATAGTGGACTAGCTTCTAAGTTCATACTGAAAGGAAAGAAATAATGCGTCTACATGAAATTGAACAAATTATCAAATACCTCTACAAAGATGAGGACGGTAAGTACAACCTTGAAGAAGTAACACGTGCAATTATGTACGCTTATGACTTAGGTTACAGCGAGGGTAGCTATTATGATTAGCTTAATCTGGCAATCGTCTAAGCTATTCAAGTACGCTGGGTTGTACTTGAAGATTAACAATAAGAGATACCGTTTGTTTAAAGTAGGAGAGAATTGATGCTACCAATTGAGTTTAAACCCAGCTTGGCTATTGACATTAACAAAGTCAAGACTCTACCAAAGGAGTTGATGTGCAGTCTAAAGTACGATGGCATTAGAACAACATTCTTTGGTGGTGTAGCGTACAGCCGTAGCCTGAAGTTAATCCCGAATAAATCCATCCAGAAGTACGCCCAAGAATACCAACACGAACTTGAAGGTATGGACTGTGAGTTAATCATTGGTGATGAATTCGCTAAGGATGTATTCAGTCAAAGTACATCAGGTTGTATGCGTATTGAAGGTGAACCGGACTTTCGTATCTTTGCTTTTGATTTGTACTTGAAGAATACATCCTTTAAAGACCGCTACAAAGCACTAGAACAGCGCGTAGCAGCTTCAAAGGCTCATAGACTACTCCTAGTACACCACAGTAGTTTAGATGCAACTGAGATTGATCAAGCGGAGAGTAAGGCACTTTCTATGAAGGCTGAAGGGTTGATGATCCGGGATGCTAATGGAATTTATAAGTGCGGCAGGTCAGGTACAAAGAATCCTGAGTTGATGAAAAAGAAATCCTTCATTGACGAAGAGTTCTTGATTGTAGGCTACGAACCAAAGTATCATAACGCGAATGAAGCACAGATCAATGAACTCGGGCGTACAAAGCGCAGTTCACACCAAGAAAACATGATTGCTTTGGATACGCTCGGTGCTCTTGTGCTTGAGACAAAGGATGGAAAGCGGTTCAACGTAGGTACTGGCTTTGATGATAATCTAAGAGGTGAACTATGGTCAGTGCGTGATGCACTCTTGGGTAAGCTATGTAAGATTAAGCACTTTCCGATTGGTGCGGTGGATGTCCCACGTTTACCAGTTTTCCTAGGAATTCGAGAGGATTTTGATCTATCGTGAAAACATAGGATGAACTGGTGTATACTTCGTTCATCTTAAACACAAGGGGCTAATATGGGACTTGACTCAACTATTTATGTAACAACCAAAGAACTACTCAACAAAGAGGTGGATTTCTACATTGAGGAATCAAGCAAGAGCTTTGCGTACTTCCGTAAAAACTCCGCATTGCACGCGTGGGCTCGTGATCTGTACTTGAGTAAAGGTGGAACTAACGCAAAATTCAATGGGGATACTGTAGTTCTGACTGAGAAGGATATTCGTACATTACAATCTTTGTTGTCCTTGGGTGAAGTCCAAGGTGAAGCTGGGTTCTTCTGGGGTACAATGACGGAAGATAAATACGAGAGTATTAAGAGTTTTACTGAAGCTGCTCTTACATTCTATAAAAACAGAGAGAATATTAATTCAGTGCTGTACTACAATTCAAGTTGGTGATAAGAAAGGTTAATATGACAGAACGTAAACTAGTAAGTATCCAGCGTATCGCTGAGGTCAAAACCATCCAGAACGCTGATCTGATTCAAGCATATCGAATTAATGGATGGTGGATAGTAAGTAAGAAAGATGAGTTCAGTGTGGGTGATCTCGTGGTTTACCTTGAGGTGGATTCTTTCGTACCGACTGAGCTAGCACCTTTTCTTTCCAAGGGGAAGGAACCAAGGCAGTACCTAGGTATTAAAGGTGAACGTCTACGTACAATCAAGCTAAAGGGTCAAATCTCACAGGGGTTGATTCTCCATAGTGATGTAGTTTCCTGTATGGATTGTGATTTATCAGAAGGAGTGGACGTAACAGCGCACTTGGGTATTATTAAGTGGGAGCCACCCGCAGAGTTCATGAGTGCAGATGCTAAAGGTTTATTCCCTTCGTTCATCCCTAAGACTGACCAAGAGCGCATCCAGAATTTAACACATGAGTTCAGTGAATGGAAGATCAATGGTTCTATGTGGCAAGTCACAGAGAAGCTTGACGGATCATCTTTGACTGCTTATGTTAATGAAGAAGAATCTGGTGTATGTTCTCGTAATCTTGATCTTAAAGATGATGATACAAACACATGGTGGAAACTCGCAAAACAATACGAGCTAATCCAAAAGATCAAAAGTACAGGTAAGAACTTAGCTATCCAAGGTGAGATTTACGGTAGTTCAATCAATGGTAATCTGTACTCATTGCAGGATCAGCGGTTTGCTATGTTCAGTGCTTTCTGCATTGATACACAGAGCTACCTGCTACCAGAAGCGACAGTTGAACTCGCAAGGAGCTTGGGTATTCCGCACGTTCCTGTTATCGGGTATAAAATATTGACTGGTACAGTGCAGGATGCGCTAGACCAAGCCGATGGTGCATCGTGCATTAATCCTATGAGTATCCGCGAGGGTTTCGTGTACAAGAACACAAAGAGTAATGAAAGTTTCAAAGCTATTGGGAATTCGTATCTTTTAAAGAAGGGTTAATATGCAGGATTTATTCAACAATACAGAAGTGTTTATTCGATCAGTACTGATTATTAATTTCTTACTTGCTGTTATTTGGAGCCAGAAGAGTCTAACTGATTTATCAATTAAGTTAATTCTTTGGTTTATCTCTGGTTGGTCCTTCTATCTTTTGATTAAATAAGGTTAACATGCAAGAACAACAAAAAGAAATCCAATGTATCAAACCAGAGGATTGGATCGCATTAGGCTACCGCAAATCACCCGTTAATCCAATCTTGGATAAGAACGCGGATTACATCCTGCAGAAACTCTTCAGTGATGACGCGGGTAAGCGGTACTATTTAACAGTGTATGTTTACGAGAATTACAACAAAAGTTACTACGAGAAGTACAATGCGCAGTGCGAAGGTACAGTACCACCATACGCTTACACACCTGATGTGCAGTTCAATCCAGAGGGTGAATGCACAATGAATGTGCAGCTATTGATGAATAGAGATAGTACGATTGGAGCAGTGGAGAATCAGGTGTATGATCTGTGGGTTAATCTGGGCTGTCCCTACTATGAACTTTGGAGTTAATAAAGGTATAACGGATGTAAGATCGGAGGGTTAATGTCAGTATTGATTGGGCATTAAGTATCAATTCAAAGACAAACAAGGAGCTATAATTGTCTGGTTATTTTAAAACAAGCAAATCAAACCAAGGAAGTGAGTTTATGGAAAATACAGTATATGTGCCTAAAGAAAAGGTAGAAGATATTCTAAAGTACGGCTTCCAAGCCATGCCAGAGCGTAATCTAACAAAGAAAACATGTGAGCGTTTCGGGGTACGTGCTGGTTTATCTGAAGAAGATGGAACTACAGTTGAAGCGTTTTATTTTCCATCCTTTAATGCTAAAGGTAAAGTCGTGGGTTTTTCTAAGCAAGACATTACTAAAAGTAAAGAAGAAAAAGGGCATTGGACTGCTGTAGGTTCTGTAACAATCAGTAATAAACTCTTTGGACAAGATGTAGCTGAAAGTGTCAACCGTAAGCGAAGTAATATCGTAATTACAGAGGGTCAGATTGACTGCATGAGCGTTTATCAGGCGCTTGTGGATAATGTCGTAGGTACAAAATATGAAGGAATGGAGCCTTTTGTTGTTAGTATTCCATTGGGCACTGCAAATGCTGTAGAGTCAATTTTGCACAATGAGAAATTCTGTACATCTTTCGCAGAATGCACTATTTTTATGGATGATGACTACTGCACACCAGCGGAAACAAAGAAGGGTATTATTAAGGGGCATGAAGCACGAGAAGCCATCGCCAGCGCATTGGTAGGTAGTGGCCTATCTTTGATGACTATCAGTCCTAGTGATGGTTTTAAAGACGCTTCGGACTACATGCAGGCTAACAAGTCCGAAGAACTTGCTAAACTTGTTCAGTTCAATAAGCGAGTATATTCAGCAGAAAAGATCACACGAGCCTCTGATGTTTCATTGGATGATTTACTTACACCAAGACCAGAAGGCTGCTACGTAGATGTATTCCCTAAATTAATGGAGAAAATTCATGGGTTTCGCACGTCCGAGCTAGTTGTACTGACAAGTCCTTCGAATACGGGCAAGAGTACCATCTGTGCTTTATTCGCTAGTGCGTTTGAACGACAAGGAAACCGCGTTGGTTTGATGTTCCTAGAAGAAACGAACAAGGAAACACTACAACGTATTGTTGCGTCTAAGCTCCGAGTAAATTATCTGCGTTTTAAGGACAAGCCACTGGAGTGTGCTACTCGTGAACAAATTGAACAAGCCTACAATGAAGTCGTAAGTGCTAACTCTGTTGTTATGCTAGATCACTTTGGTTCTCTACCGGTGGAGGACTTAATGAACAAGATTAAGCACATGCACTTGGTTGAAGGGTGTAAGTATATTATTCTGGATCATTTGAGTTTATGTATCAGCGGTCTAGAGACAGACAACGAGCGTAAAGCTATGGACTTGATTATGACTAGACTTGCTGCGTTCTGTGCCGCTAATGATGTATGTGTTATCGCTGTATCTCACATTAACCGCGCAGGAACAGCAGATCAACTTAAAGCACCTAAAGGTAAAGAGGAAGAACCTTACTGGATTCGCGTAAGCAAAGAGTCTATGCGTAGTAGTGCTTCTCTTGAGCAGTTGGCGTTTATAGTCTTAGGAATTGAACCAGAGATTATGCCAGATCGCTCACGAGGACGTGTGCGTTTGACCGTACTCAAGAACCGACCTTGGGGTTATTTAGGTGTTGCTGATACGTTTAAAATTGACGAAGAAACGTGGGAAGTTATTCTAATGGAAGATGAGACCGCGCCGGATGGATTTTAACTAAGACCGACTAAAGCAACGACCACCAGCTAACCACTGGTGGTTTTCTTCGTTCTACCTGTGCTACAATCCACTTATATAATTTACAGAAGGAAAACATGCGATTTGTACTTGACATTGAAAGCTCTAATCTGCTACAGAACGGCCTTGACTACACAACAATGCCTTATCGTCTAAAAGCGGATTACAGTCTGTGGTGTATTGTTGTACGCAATATTGATACGAACGAAGTTACACCACTATCTGAATCCAAGTGTACTCGTGCTAATCTCAAAGCTGCTCTTAAAGGTGCAACCGAGTTAATAGGTCACAATCTTGTCGCGTTCGATGCACCTGTTTTAAAGCTCCTGAATATTCTTGATTACGAGATCGGATATCCCGGAGAACCATCCACGCTGTATGGAGAGCCTTGCACGTTCACAGATACGCTTCTATGGTCTAAGCTACTGAATGCTGATCGACTTGGAGGCCACAGCCTAAAAGCATGGGGCAAACGTCTAGGAGACCATAAAGGTGATTATTCGGATTGGTCTAGGTTCACACCTGAAATGCTTGATTACTGTATTCAAGATACAGCCGTCAATGCTCGTATGCACTTTGAGCTACTGAAAGAGGCAGGTACATGGGACTTCTCTCGTGCATACAGTATGGAAGTTAAGCTGCAAGATTTGACATTAAAGCAAGAACTATTTGGTTTTGAGTTCAATTCTGATTTAGCTCATAATTGTTTAGTTGAACTAAAGGGTTTACTTGAGTCTATCGCAGCTAAAGTTGATCCGATTCTTCCAGAGAAGCGACTAACAAAGACTGCTCTTAAAGAGTACACAGCACCAGCACTGCAGTTCAAGAAAGACGGTAGTTTATCCAGTCACATGCAGAAGTTCATTGAAAAGCACAATTTACAGTACTCCACTGAGAATCGTGAAGTAATCTTTAATGACACTGTACTTAAACTCCCTTTAACACTACCACTTAAAAGCACAGTAAAAGCAACAACAGAAGATATTGAGGTAGTCAAGGGTTATCTGCTGGATATGGGTTGGGTTCCATCTGAAGTTAAAGAACGTGATCTAGTGAAGAAAGCAGATAAGACTACTAGAAACAAAGAAGAGCTAGTAGAGACAATTAAACGTTACGTACAGCAAACAGAGAATTCCTTGTTTAAAGAACTAAGGTGTGATCTATTGGAGGTATCTTTTGATAAACTAGAGAATTTATTGTTGAATAAGATTGACGGTGTAAAGCCAATTTACGTCCCAACATCTCCTAAGTTAACTGTCGGTGTAGAGAAAGAGATTTGTCCTAGTTTAGTAAAGCTTGGAAAGAAGGCCGAGTTCGCTAACGAAGTAGTCAAGTACTATACCTACCGTCACCGCAGAAATTCAATTGCTGGTGGTACTTGGGAAGATGAGGAAGAAGCCGAAACGGGCTTTTTGAGCTATGTACGAGAGGATGGGCGCGTACCAACCCCCGCTGATATTCTAGGTGCCAACACAGGGCGCTACCGTCACAAAATTGTATGCAACATACCGAGGGTTACTTCACTATACGGAGATAAGATGAGGGCTTTATTTGGAGCAGGAAAGGGCTTATATCAGCTTGGTTTTGACTTCGCCAGTCTTGAGGCTCGTGTTATGGGACACTTCGTTATTGGGCCTGATAATTGTAAGTACACGGACGGTGCTGCACTAGCAGAAGCTCTGGTAGCAAGTAAGCCCAACGATATCCACTCCATTAACGCACGTAAACTTGGAATTGATCGTACTGCAGCTAAGAGTTTCAGTTACGCAGCTATCTATGGGGCACAACCCAAGAAGCTATCTAAGATGTTAGGTATCACAGAGGCTAAAGGTAAGCAACTGTTTAATGAGTATTGGGAAGCCGTACCTGCGCTAAAGGAACTCAAGACTAATCTAGAGAACTACTGGAAAGGAACAGGCAACAAGTACATCATGGGTTTAGATGGGCGTAGGTTAGTTACTCGCAGTAAGCACAGTTTGATTAATGTTCTATTTCAATCAGGTGGTGCGGTTGTAGCTAAATGGAGTACAGTTCGTATTGCACAACACATGGAGAAACAAGGGTTATTAGGGAATCCTTTTGAGCACACAGACAAAGAACTGAAGATTTGGATGATGACAGCTCAACACGATGAAGTACAATATGCTGTACATCCTAAGCTAATGAGTATTAAGAATTTTGTAAGTGACGAGGAAGCACAAGCTAACATGCAAGACGGTTGCAGTGCTGTTGGGCACGGCTCTCGTGGGGTTTACTTAGGCTATAAGACTCCAGTGATTGACTGTATTGATTCAGGCATTAAGGAAGCGTGTAAAGAGCTACAGACCCGAACACAGATGGGTTTTGAGTGGATTCCGGGTTCTAATTGGGCACAATGTCATTAACCCTGCTACAATAAACCCATAACCCACAAACAAACACCCGGTACACTACCGGGTCAACCACTAATTAAACGAAAGGCTCCCTCATGATAAACGCAAAACAAGAGTTCATTGACCATATTAACGAACGCTTCGTCGGTGGTCGTACCGTCAAGTGCGCGGAGATTAAATTCGAAGATGATTACAGCTTTACTGCAATTCTACCTGTGAACTATACTCCCGTACAATACGAGAAATTCCTCAATTCAATAGACAGAGACTACGACGAAGGTTACGGCGGTCAAAACCTATTCGGTACAGTCTGGTACATGGAAGATTCAACGTGGAGTTCACGCGGAGAATACGATGGTTTGGAATGGTACGAGTTTATGGAAA